AGCAATCATTAAGCATGGAACCAACTGTAGATCCAGCAGCAGAACCTATTCTGCCACCTAAAAGTGATACCCATCCAGCAGCCAACCATCCAACATATGGAATACCAATCACAGCAGGAACACCAATGCCAGCAGCAATACTAGTTCCTGCCATCGCACCTTGTGACCGTGCTCCAGCGTCCGCCACGATGCACTCTATGTCTTTTGCAGACTTTCCCTCGCCGTCTACAGCACCTCCTATATTACGAGTGCCGTCCATTGTATATTCATCACGTCTATATTCAGTTCTCTTCTCACTACTATTACCACCAAAGAATCCTTTCTTATTCTTATCTAAGTCAAGTGATCTCTCAGAATTAAGAACAGCAGGATCATTTGCTTTATACTCTATACTATAACCTTCCTTACCTGCTTTAATTTTATAAGAGGAGTAATCTCCCCTAGGCAAATTAATGATTGGAACTTCTGGTGTTTTTGTTGCTTGGATGATGTGTCCTAGAACACCAATGTGTGCTACAGCAACAACACCACCGACTCCTAATGCAGTCCATTTAAAGAAGTTCATAAGATTACACGGTAGGTTTTACAGGTGGTTCACTATCTTTTGTAGTGAACTGAATTGGTGCTTGTTCAATACGAATAGTTTGTGCAGGTGCAGTTTGTGCTGCAGCAGCAATCAATCTTTCCATATCTGCTTTACTGATGCCGCCACCATTTGAAGAACCATTACCATTACCATTCTTCTTTGCTGCCTGAACACCAAAAGTCGCAAGCACCCCAGTAAAGACGCTTGCGATAAAAGTCGGATCTAGTTTTTGCTCGGGAATACCAAGTACGGGTGGTAACTGGATGTACGCCAACGTGAGTATTCCGCCACTCCAAACAAGGATGCCAAGCCTAACAAAAGTAGACAGAATATCAAGCTGTTCTTCTTTGTCATCTGCTGCCTCTTTAATTTTACCTAAAATACCCTTCTTTTTAGGTTCTTCCTTCTTGACTTCTTCCGGCATTCCATATGGAGCAACGCATCTCTATTTAGAAATATAACCTTCTTTAACAAGATACTCGCGAGTCAGTGGCGTGGGATGGTATACTTCCCACATATTACCACCAGCACAAGCAGCAAGAGCATTCATAGTCATGTTCTCTGTTCTACCTGCCCACTGTGCTTCTGCTTCCCATGGCACAGCAGACTTAGGATAAGTACGCTCTACCATCACACGCCAAAGCATAGGCACTTCATCTTCAGGTTTAATAATAGCAATCAGACTATTATCAATCGTACCTGCCATACAATCTTGTGCAGCGTGCCATCCTTCGTGACGCATAACCATCATTAATGCAGCAGGATCACCCATGTATGACTTATTCAGGAAGAAGTTATTACTTACAGTATGATAGACACCACGATGCATTGCAGGGAAATACTTTTCATCAGCAAGGAATACTTTAACACCCACTTGATTGAGTGAGTGGATCATATTATGAAACTCACCAGTGACACCAGTGAATTCTTCAGTGTTATCATACTGTGATGAAATGTCAAGCATAGAGTATACTTTCTCCACACCATCAGTGCATTCACCTAAGAGCATACATCCCATAGAGTGCATGGTCTTGTATTCACTTTCTTTAATTGGTTCTGCAAACACTGGAGTAGATAATGTTGCTGCTGCCAGCAAACCCATAATAATTTTTTTCATAATCAGAAAGGAAGAGCAGGTCCAGTAGTTGTAGGAATAGAAGGAATAGCACCACCAGTGGCACCGGGAAGTTCTGGCATTGCTGCATCCATCATTCCAGGAAGAGCATTAGTAATTGCTTCTGCTGCTGCACCAGCAACTTGAGATTTGATATTCTCAACAATAGAATCTTTATTGAGATATAGTGCAGTACCGCCGCCGACGATACCTGCAGTTCCAACGAAAGAAAGAACTGCTAGAACATTAATTACTTTTTGCATAATAAGCCTCGTAGTATTTAGTAATGCCGTTACAATTTACATTACCTTGAGATACCCAGTCATGGGCACACTCGTATATAGATCGATTACTATATTCTGATTTTTTTTCGTTGTCAAGATCAACACCATACCTACTCAAAAGAATAAGAAGAGATTGTTCTCTGAGTTTGAGTTTGTCTTTACTATATCTCCAATCACCAATCATGCCAACACCATTTTTTTAGTGTAGTTATATGCATACAATTCGCGATTACCTTTGATTCCCCATCCTAACCAGTAGTAGGCAGGAACCATATACTGACGGACAGTTTGACCACTACCTTCAAACTCTGGAAGATACTTTTGGAAGATAGGTTCGTTAATCATCCAGCGAGTTTGACCTTCAATAGAAGATGGATCACAAACATACTTAGCACAGAAGTTACCAAGACCTTTATAACGTCCAATACTAGTCCACTGAATTAAACCAAATCCACCAGACTTACATTCGGTATAGGAGACACGAGCACCACCCTCACAGATGTTAGCAATGAACTTACTCTCTTGCTGAATGTTACCTAAGATGGTAGCAAGAGCATTCTTATCAGTAATTTTTGTATGTTTTTGAAGTTCTGCAAGAACATACTGCTCATTAGGAGTACAATCAGGGCACTTCCAGGTGAGATCATATTGGATTACTGGAACTTCCACAACAGGAGGATCAACAATCTCTGTAATAGAAGGGTAAGCACAACCCGCAGATGGGATAATTGTCACCAAAGCAATTGGCAGGATTTTGTTAAACATTAAATTGATTAAATTCGACATCTGTTACAGAAGGTTTACTTCTCATACAGCACAAGATGCACCAAGAATCCCTAGTACAAGTAAGGCAGCTAAACGACGGAACATTAAATGCTCCCTAATTATAGTTTATTTAATTTGGTTTGTCAAGAGGGTGACGGTGCGTAAACTGGTTGCATTAACCCGCCACCTGGTCCGTCATTATCATCATCAACTTCTTGGGATATACTCCAGAGAATAAACCCCAATATTATTGTTGCTGATAGCAATAGCATTTACCATACTCCAGGAATAATTTGCCCACTGACGGCATATGCACCCATTGCGGCAATGACTCCAAGCATTGCTGCCCAACCATTGATGCGTTCTGCGTTATTGTTCATTGTTCTTTCTCCAGTGTTTTGTTGGTAATAATAATTTTCTCTCCATCATGAGAGAATTGTAACTGATCTTCTGGATGCCAAAGAAGTTCTTCGTACATGTCATCCAGTTTCTGCATGTCCTCGTAGAGAGCATTAGGATTTGTCATTTGATTTTTGATATTTGAAGTATCTATCCGCTATTAAAGCAGACATATTTCAGTTGTCAGAATCCGAAGACACCAAAGAAAAATACACTACCACTGAAAGTATAAGAGACAACAGCAGCAACAAATCCAAGCATAGCAGTGCGTCCATTCAATTTCTCTGCCTTTTCTGCATATGTCTCAAGACCATAACGCTCTGCGTCTGTCTTAGAAACATACATTTGAGGTTCTTTAGCGAACAGATTCTGTTGTCCTTGCTCGTTAGTTGTTACAGTCATGTTACACTCCGTTATAAATCTTTACATATTATATAGGAAGCATAAAGTTTTGTCAATAGTCCATGTTACCGCCATAACTGATGCATGTCTTTTTGTTTTCTGCTGATGATCTACACCACTGTCTCACATAAGCATCTGCATCTGTATCCATTGTGTAGTGAGCATGGTTATGCAGTGCTCCTATGAATGCTATCATTCCAAACATCAAGAGAGATGTCATCACTCCTGGATTCGTTATGAAAGTTATAAAATATTTTTTCATTCAGAAACTTCGGGAGGATTTGGCCAACCTGGTGGACACATAGGTACACTGTAAGGTTCACTCATAATAGACTCTACAATTTTTTCATCAATATTTACAGGGTTTATAGCATCACTATCTCTCCATAGAGATGGCATATCTAAAAGTACTCTACCTGATGTCTCTGCAGGGACAATACTTCTAATACAGAGTGGAGGAAGTTGATAATCCATAAAAAAGGGGATGCCGTCGCACCCCCAGTATAACATCTAGATGTTTATGTGTCTATATTGTATATCAGAAGTTGTACTTGACGCCCAACTTACCACCCAGACCGAAGTCATCATCACTGTCAGCAGTCAGGAAGGACATCTCACCATATACTCCAAGAGCATCGGAGACGGGGACGCCAACTCCTGCTTTACCAGAGAACTGGGTGTCAGTATCTTCGCCATCAACAGCAACGATTGCAGGGCCTGCCTGAACGTAGTAAGAAGCAGCACCTGCTTCTCCTTCAAATCCTACGTGCAGGTCTGTGGTCGCAGCGGTGTAGTCATCGCCAACCCATCCAGCATTGGTTTCTACGTTAACGTAGGGTCCTGCGAAGGCAGCGCCTGCAGAGAAAGCGGTTGCAGACAGTGCTGCGAATACAGATTTGATCATTTGAATTACCTTTAGTTACTTGCGGAATGAATACCCGCAGATGAATAGGGACTCGACTGTCCCGTGTTAAGTATTACCCTTTGTTACTTTAATTACTGAAAGACAAAAGGTTAAGTATTTATACTACTCGAAATTTTGTAGTATGTCAAGTGGGTGGGTTTTCCGTCTGTTATGTTGCTTTCGCAGCAGAACTTCCAGCAATCCGACCCAAGTAAGGATCATAGTTCATCCACTCACGGATGTCAACCTCAGTGCCTTGATGCTGCCAATACCCAGACAGTGCCTCATGTGGACCCTTATGAAAGACTCCAATGTGCTCTGCATGAATGGTTGATCCTAATGTAATATTGTAAAGGAATATTGGAATGGTGTATGTTTTACCAGTCTCAAGAATAGTATCCTCAGAAACTGCTCTTGGTTTGACTCCATTATCAAGTTTATACTTGTCACCACGAATGTGATGCTTCATAAGTTTTGCAGCATGATGACGAGAAATCAAATAAGCTGCAGCAGAGAAGTCGTTAATATACTTGAGATGTAGTTTGACATGAATATCTCCAGTTGTAATTGCAGTCATCTGAATACAATCCCAATCATAAGGAAGAAGACCAGAGAATTCTTGCCAAGTAAAATTCCAATACTTGACCGTAGAAAAATCTACATCATCCTCAAGAATCATACAATACTCATCATCAGTCTCTTCATAGAAGTGCTTGATTGCTTTCAGATGAGACATACAACATCCAAGTTCTGTCTGACTTACATTGTCAGGTATTCTTCCCTTCAAATGTTCAGCAGCATCATCCTCTCTTGCATCGTATCCTGAAATACGAGTATGATTATTAACATCCCAATACTTAAACTGCTCTTCCATGTAGAACCGTCTATCAGTATCAGCATCTAGATTTAACCAATAGATTGCAGGAAGACCTTTGAGTTTATGTGTGGACTTATTCCTGTCCATTTTGCTAAATGCGTGTCCATCCATCGGGTACTACATCCTTTGTATTGTGATCTTTCGTATAACCATCAGTGCCAAACCACTGTTGAGGAGCAACTACTGTACCCCTATTAGCAAGCCATGCACCCCACCAAGAGAATGAAGAGTTGGCAATAATAAAATCAGAGCAGAGTGTCATTAGACAAAGGTCTATCCTATTGTCATCATTCTCAGAGATTAGAAAACGATCTCCAGAGAATAACTCTTGTTCATTACACCATGCAGGATCATCTGAAAACACAATCACATTACGATCATCATCAAAATGCTTGAGTGCTTCCTCATAATACTCAAGAGTGCATGGAGGATGATTAGCACTATTAGTTACGTAATCTGTGCGACGAACATGAAGAGCAATAGGATTATCTACAGTCTTGATCATCTCCTTACAAGGATTTAGAATCTCATCCTTGAAAGTAAAATCATCACGGATCTCTGCTTTGATATTTCTGAAATATTTTTCTGTTTGAAAATATCCTTGCAGACTCACATTATCAGGACAACGATAATACATCTCTTCATCATAATGAAAATGTCTTTCATGAACAGTGGTTGCTTGACCACTATCTAACAATCCAACATTTACATTAAGATCAAAAGAGTCAAACAATTCTGTCCGAAGCATGTTTCCAATACCATCATTCACTGCGTCTTGATGATATGGAATAATAATGTCTGCTCCAATATTTCTTGCTATCCCTTTAAGGGCAGCATACTGGAACATCTGATTACCAAGACGACCCATTCGCCCTAGTGCATTGAATCCTAGCATTTTAATTGTTCTTACGTGTTTTCAGATAGTCCTGATTCTTATAATACTCTTGAAGTTGTTGGGTGTCAAATTTAAGAATCTGTTCATACAAGTTCTTGTTGTTTTCGATATATGGATTAGTGAACCAAGAGTTAGGAGTTCTCTCATGCTCCATATGATAGACGTTTCCATCATATCTACCAACCTTATATCCAAGGAGTTTAAATCGATGGTATCTTTCATTGTCTTCATACCCATAAGCAATGAAGTTCTCATTTTCTAGACCACCTTGGATATATTTTTCAGTAGAATAGAACTGACAGAATCCATACTTGGCGTCATATACCTTTGATTGCTCTAAAAGAATACTCAGGTCATAATCATTATTAATAAACCTAGAAACCAGATCGTCATCAGTAAAGATCTGATATTGCCAGTTACCATCGCCGTAAGGATAGACCATATCATAGGTGCCATCCAGAATCATCTCCTCACATTTCTGATAGGACTCAAGGGGAAGAAGAATGTCACAATCATAATTTACCACAACATCTGTAGTAGTCATCATAACCATGTCGTTCAGCAATCTGGTACGATGGAAAAATTCTTCCTGATTCTCCTCAAAGACATGAGTCAATCTATCTGCTTTATCCCCAACACATTCTCTAATTTGAGGTAATGCTTTCTCAGCAAACACAGAAGTTTTATCAGATTCTTTTATGATAAGCTGACAGTCTGTATTATCAAGAAGATATATTGAACTTACAATAACATTTCTAAGTCTATCATCCGTTTCAATCCTGAGAGGGACAATAAAAGTAGTGTTAGATACTTTCATCATACTACCTTCCAACCTTCAGGGATTAAATCATCCATATTATAGTGATCATACTGCGAACCAAACCACTTCTTAGGTGCGATCACAGTTTTATCAGGATTGTTAATCAACCATGCACCCCACCAAGAGAATGAACTGTTGGCGATGATAGCATCAGTACAGAGAGACATTAAGCATAGATCAGTCCAGGGCACTCTCTGTCCGTCATCCAGTTCGTCAGTGCTCTCAGAGAGAATGAAACGATCTGGTTTGAAGAAGTCCTGCTCCTTACACCATTCAATAACATCAGAGAACACAACGACAGGGATATCATCAGGAAACTCTGCAAGTGCTTTCTCATAATAATCAAATGTACAGACAGGATGTGCTGCTTCTAAGTTCACATATGCCCAGGGAAGTTTGGGATCACCACGACGAATGTGTAAGAAGATCTTACGATCACTCTCAATACTATCCATCATTTCCTTACAGGGTTTGTAGATGGAGTCCTGGAACTGAAAGTCCTCCCGAAGTTCTTTCTCTACATTCCTAAAATATTTCTCTGTCTGAAAGTATCCATCAAGGTTTACATTATCAGGACACTCATTAAAGAGTTGTTCGTTAAAATGAAACTCTTTCCAAATAGCCCAAGGAGTATTTTCAGGAATACCATGATGCTCTTCAGTAGCACCAGTCATCTTGAATGTTTCAAACATACAATAGTTGTTCTCACATCCACATTCATCCACTCCAGACGTACCTGGAGGAGGAACAACCCAATCAAACCCACGATTAGCAGCAATACCCCTCAAAGAAGCATACTGAAACATCTGGTTACCAAGACGACCAGACTTACCTAATTTATTAAACGATAACATCAGACGTACTCCTTCTTCATTTCATTATACACTTTTCTAATACCAACATCAATAGTAGTCTTAGGAACCCACCAGTTTAAAATATAATTGTCTGCTTCATTTCTCTTATCCATCTGAACACTATCCTTTGCTAGACCAGGTTTGATCTCAATATCATAATTACCATCTATAGCAAAACATCCTTTAATAATAGAGGCAACTTGTTTAATTGTTTCTGATCTAAATGATGTGATATGAAGTGGGTCTTCTGGTTTGAAGTCTGTAAAGTTTTCCATTACAGTTTCCAGTGCTTCACAGCAGTCCTCAGCATATAGAAACTGTCTCTCTTCTGTGCCGTCAGTCATCATCTCAAATTGACCCTCTTCAAATCCTTTACGGATAAAGTCAGTGATCACATGAGCCTTCTCTATATCATTTTCAATACCATAGACATTCCAGAACTTAACAGTCAGTCCTTTGAGTGCAGTAGTATGCAGTTCGCCAACACGCTTCATCACACCATAAGGAGAGTAAGACATGTTACTCATTTGAGATGATGCAAAGACAAATCTCTTCTTAAATTTGCCAAGTAAACGAAACGTATTTGCCATCATACGAGTATTGTTATTCACAAACTCAAACGTATGCTGATACTTCTTTAAGTATCGTGAACCACCCACATCAAAGGCAAGAAAGAAAACAAAGTCAGCACTCTCAATTGACTTCTCTACTATAGTATTTGGTGTCACTCTCAAATCAAATTGAACACCATTTACAATATCAACATTAGTTACATGATGTCCTTTATCCTTTAAATACTCAGATAGATAAGCACCGATCTGCCCAGCAGATCCTAAAATTGTAATGTTCATATGCCGAAATCAGTTACTATAAATGTGGTTTTGTACGAAAACTTTAAAAATCCAATCATGTTTTACATATTCTAAGTTATTAACAACTTTAGCATTGTATCCCAAAGAAGTGTCTGGAGAAAACATCGGACATCCTTCTTCAGTAATCCGTTGTAAGTTTGAATAGATTGTACCATATTTATCCATTACATCGGAACCCCCCCATGCAATGATATCAAGAATAGCAAAGTCTGCTACTCCTGTCTGATTCCAATCTGGTCCAGGTTGAACATTAAACACATGCAATTTGCTTGGATCATAATCCTCAAACTGTCCTGGAGATTCTAAAAATAAAAGATCAGATCTCATACGGATTACATAATCATACTTGAAGTTATTTTCATCCTCATATTCTTTTTTTAGTTTTATCGCCTGCTCAATACCATAGAACATGGAAATCTGATTATCCTTTGGATGAGTTGCTGTCCATTTAGTTTGCCATGTATCATTGAACATGTCTGCAAAGTATCTGGGTTTCTCATACCTAATCTTTTTTGGTTTCCAATTCTCATCAATCCAATCTTTTACATCAACATCAGGCCAAGTTCCCTGACCAACATCAGATCTAAATTGAGATCCAACAAGATCCTCATCAAACCACATATGTGCAAAAACGTCTACATCATTTTGACCTAGACGAAAGTGTTCTTTATGATTTTCATGACACTCTTGATAACTTCTTGGTCTTCCCGAATAACAAAGTGCAATTCTCATAGCATGTAAGGGTAATCTGTACAGATGCCATATGGCACTTCATCTTTAATATGTGTTTTAAAACTATCTACCATCTCCCAATCAAGAAGTGGAATAATAGTTTTGTCATCAAAAGTTTGTTCTACATCATGCAACCAAATTTTTTTATTTGATGTGTATGAATATGGATCACCAGTATGACAGAAGGATTGGAATATTTCACAAGTCTTTGCTGCCTCTACATTTTTACAATGCAACCAAAGATTATCCTGCCTCTTAAAGAACCAATTCCAAGTTACTTTATATTGTGGTTCGTCATGACCCAGCCAAAACTCACCATCAATGTCCCACACATCAATCTCTACATCATAACCATTGCCAAGAGCACAATCAATGTAACTAGGAGCATTCTCTCTGCCAGGAACTCGTCCCCGAACATTACCTCTGTGAGATATAATTCTCATACTTCCTCGATGCGTAATGATTTATCTTCAATGAAGAGATCATAAAATGGTTTATCAACACGGAGTTCGTGATACTTGCATCCCCAATCCGACAGTTGTTGCTGTGTCAGATTAGTCCAATCAATTTGTTTCCTACTACCTCTTGCTGTCCAATACACAATTGTATTTCCTTGGTCATACAATTGATTAATCTTATCAATGTTATTTTGAATTGGTTTTGCTTTGGTGTAATCATGAGTTGTTCCAAAATCTGTAGATGATTCTCGATTACAAATCGTTTCATCAATGTCAACATAAATCACTTTCATTGATACATTTTTCTCCTATGTTTTTCACTTGGACATTTGTCTATCTCACTAACTTGATCATCCGTAAGGAAATTAGTTTGTCCAAGAACCTTAGATCCAATAAAAACCTCTGCAGATTTTTCACACATCATTGTAGATGCAATACATTCTTTGTGAGAAGAGGATGCTGTTATTATACCATGATTTTCAAGTAATATCAATTTAGGAAAGTATTGATATTCTTCAACAAATATACTTACATACTTAATAATTTGTTCAAGTAATGGTTTACCTGGCATTGCATAAGGAACTACACAAGACTTAGCACCATTTCTCACTACCTGATCAGGAAATAGTCTATGATCTGCAAAGGAATAGATCTGCTCAGAGCACAACACCTGCATTGTCTTTGTTGGATGAGTGTGAGCAATGAAGTTGATGTCTTCAAACTCTCTCAAAATCCATGCATGAAATCCAGTTTCAATACTTGGTTTTGATCCCAATGAATCAAAGGGAACACCAGTCATCTTACATGCAACCATCTCATTTTTTCCAAGATTGGTTAATGAAGCACCACTTGCCTTCATCCAAAAACTGTCATCATCTCTTACAGAGACATTACCTTCACCACAAATGGCGAAAGGACTCAATGCCCATGCAAGTTCTAGTATTGAGGTATCCATGTATAAAGAAATTTGGATAGTTTATTTAGATCAACTTCCCATGGTGAATTCATACCACCAGAAATTGATAGAGAACCTACACTATCAACTACTTCTTCTTTCTTATCAGTAAAACTGGCGTCATCAAAGTGAGTTAATTGAGTGTGTTCCATAGCATGTTTCAATCTATCATTAACATCAAAAAATAATGGACTATTAATTGATAGAACTTTAGTCTCTGAAGGACAGAATAATGCATTAGCCATTCCACCACCTATAGGACCAGAAACATACTTAGCAGAACTAAATATACCAATCTTTTCTTTCATTGTCAAGTTCTCACAGAACACTTCTTCAAATCCATGATCGATAAACATCTGTGCAACTTGATCTTCATTCATACATCTACGACGTTCTGTGTAGTTTGTTCCAATGTTATCAAGATTGTTATGCATCCATGTGCGACGTGAGATATAGACCCTCTCAGGACCCTCATAAGTGCCTCTCAACCTACCAATAATATCAAAGGTAAATCTATGTGGTGGTTTCTCTGATAGTCCACCATGGGTCAGTGATGAACCAACTAGAACATAATCATAGATGACATCCTGCCTCAGGAAAACAACATCATCTCTAGTAATACCAAGAAGTTCTAATGTCTCCCAGACAAAAGGATAGAGGTCATCCTTACCTTCAGCAGGGCTAACAAGTAACTTTAAATCTGGACAAGTTTTCTTTTCTTCAAAATAAGTATACAGATATGGGAGAGTATCATAAATGAAATGGAAATAGTTTGCCATATTATAGGCAAAGTAGAACACTGGAGCATGGCAACCAGACCATGATGAGCACAACTCCATATCATATTTCATTGTCTCCTCATAGACAGTTCCTCTACCTAAAGACATAAACCTCTCTATTGTTGGTAGACGAAGTTTTCTATCTTTATGAGAATACATCAAGGGCATTGGATAATGTTTTGAATATCCAGTGAACTGAACTGAGGAAAAATATGCACACTCAAGAACTCTACCATTCACATCCTGTGAACATAGAACTTTAGTTTCACTCTCGTTCCAATATTCAATTGGTAAGGTAATCTTTTCTATAGTCATAAGAATGCCATGTTACTTTATTAAAAAACTTTTGCCAATAACGATATGTTTTTAAATCATTGGGAGTACCCCAACAGATATAGTGATCAACCTCAAAGTTCTTGACTTTATATCCAAGAGAGATTGCCTCATTTAAAATAGTATCAACATAGAACTCTCCATTAGTTCTTATATCTTTCTTATAAGTTTGATTAAAGGAATTGAGATATACTTCTTTGTTCCGGAAGAACATTGTGCCAACAATAGCATATTCATCTATTGGATTGTCGCCCACAAACTTCTTTACACTTACACTCTTTACATCATCACCATCCACATTCAACCAAGAGTACATGTTAGGGTTACGATATGCCGTGTAGTTATTTCTATAACTCCATACAACAATATCATTATCAGTATCCTCAATCAAGTCAGCAAATTTATCTGAGTCATACAGCACACCATTATCACATGCCGATAAGAGAATTGCAGTATCATCATCTACTTTATTAATTATTCTTTCTGTAGTGCAAGCCTGACCCTCAAGAACATCATCAATCCATACAATATTCTCAAAGTCTTCTAGTGGAAGCATATTCATATGAGAGTTAAGACAAGCATAAACTGTCTCATCTGTTTGAGGCAAACAATGTTTTGCCCGATCAACCATGTACTGACCATTAACTTCAATGAATGGTTTGGGAATACTGAAACCCTCCTCTGAGAACCTACTACCTGCTCCAGCCATTGGTAGTGCAGTTATACAGTTTTTAATTTTGAGTGGTTTGTTTCCTTCAAGTGCTGCACGATAGTAGTCTGACCACTGAAGATACATGTTCATATCTAGTGGTGTTCCCCACTGAAGCATAGCAGGAACCTCATATATGGAGTTTAGTAATCCATCTCTAATCAAAAGATTATGAACTAAACTTACATAGTATTCACCATTAATATTGATATCTTCATCTATTAATTGTTGAAAATATTTCTTGACGTAACTTCCTTTTCTAAAGTAGTACGTTCCAGTTGAAGCATACTCTGACATTTTATCAGCAGTGAATGGTTGCTTCTCTCTAATCTCTACGATCTTATTTTCTTCTGTCTTACAAAAAGCATAGTTGTCACCACCCAACATATGTGGATGAAATCCAGTGTAACAAACTACACACCCATCACATTCAGTCTGTTCAACAAACTCCTCAAAATCATTATAGTCCCAGTCCATTGAGAAGTCACAGTAATTAACTATGACTTGCTCGTCATCTTCAATATACTTACTTGCTTTCAAGACACTATGAACTGGTCCTTTCTTATGGGAAGGAACTGTAATTATGACAGCATCGTCAACTAACTTCTTTAGAACTTCAACTACATCAGTTTCTTTTGCATGTTTATCATTAATAATAAACACAAACTCCGAATCTTTTGGATAAAGATTGACGATGTGTTCGATGACTTTCTTTCCATCAATTTCAATGAGATGTTTTGGTGTAGAGTATCCAGCAGAAGTAAATCTACTACTCTGACCTGACATCGGAATAACTACTTTCATATCAATCTCCTTTAATTATTCTATAACTATCTTCATCAAAATGTTCAGTAGAGAATTCAAATAGTTCTGAATCTTCTAATGCAACCATTTGATGTTTCAATCCAACTGGGATATGAAATTTATCTCCGGGTTCTAAGACAAGTAAATCAGCAGTTGCTAGATCATTATCCCATCCATGATACAAAGATAGCAATCCACTTTGAAGATAAAATGTTTCATCCTTTACTTTATGATAATGCCAAGAGCATCTAAAACCTTTTTTAAAGAATAAAAGTTTGCCACAATAATCTTCGGTATTGCAAATCCACTTTTCATATCCCCATCCTTTGGGGACATGTTTAATTGAATGAGAAAAATTCATTTGCATTAATACCTTTGTCGTCAATATAAAGATCCCCAGAAGGTTTTCCAAGAAACAATTGATGATACCTACATCCCCACAAACTCAATTGTATTTCAGTAAATTCATAAAATTCTTTCTTTGCCAGGTCTGCATTATTATTATACCTACCCATTCCTCTGGCAGTGAGGTAAACGATGTTATGTCCTTCATCGTATAATTTATTTATTTCATCAATTCTAGATTGTATTGGCATTGCCTGTTCATACCTCATCTCATCTGTAGGACCAGGAGTGCATATAGTACCATCAATATCAATCACATATCTCATTTACATCCCTCTCAGATAATACATAGGTTCCAAAATGTGTTACAGAAATCGCAGCTGCCTTATTTGCATACGGTATTGCTTTATCTATTTTACCATACAAGAGATAAAAGTAAACAAGTGCAGATAGGAAAGTGTCTCCAGCACCACAAACATCAAATACTCCTACTCCAACTCCTGGATAATTCTTTCCTTGGTAGTCTGCACCACCAGAACCTTTGGTTACAATTAAATTATTAGATTTAATTTCTAATTTAGAATATTCATCTTCATTAATTTTAATATATGCTCCATCAGAAGGTAGTTCTGTTTTTTTACTATCAATAAACACAGGACCATCAAACCACTCAACCAGTTCAAACATTCTTTCAGTTGTAATAAATCCCTTATCATAATCCGATATGACAAGGGCATCAAAATTATTTTCTGGTAGATCATAGTCAAGAGGTTTAGTAGGATTCTCTACGTCAACTCTAAGAAGTTGTTGATTATACCTCTCATCAATGAATCTACGTTTAATAATCCTTTCTTCCTGAGTAAGAATGTAAACCTCAATTCCAAATGACATGAGATTCTCCCTCACATTCCATGCCATCCCCACTTGCCTTTCTACCCTAGTTTTTCTAAGAATAGGTACTGGTGCTTCTGGATTGAGTCGTTCACATATTCCATAAACATATTCATCGGTACAACTATCTCCGATCAATAATACTTTGAATTGTTTTTGTTGTGGCATAATCACCTATTCGATCAAAGAATCTAAGTTCAGCAGCATAATAAGATCCAATTACAGACTTTCCTTTCCAGTCTGATCCTACGATCATTATATCAGGTTTATATGATTTGATCATACATTCTAACTCTCCGTCACACGAAAAGGTATCGACACCATCTACTGCTTTTAAATTTTCAAGAAAAAACTTTCTTTCTTCTTGACTATGTATAGGTCTGGTAGGACCTTTCTTTTCCTTTACTCTATCATCAGTATCAATCCCAACTAATAAAAAGTCTCCCAAACTTTTTGCATAGTTTAGGAGTTCAATGTGGCCTCGATGTAGAATATCAAACGTTCCGTTGACGAATATTTTCATAGACATATTGAAGAGATTTTTGTAGACCGTCAAGTTCAAGTCCTAACTTTAAAAGTTCACCACCACTTCCACAGTATGCTATATCATTACCAGATTCTAGAACATCAACGGGAACTTCATGATCAGAAAGATTGTTAATCATTCCAGCAACTTCTGAAAGGAGAACTGTTTCTGGATAAACAAGATTAAGTTCTTTAGGAAGATTGCTACCACTCTTAAGGTAAAGGTCAATAACTTTGAAGGCATCACGAACACCAAAGAAGTCCATGAACTTATCTTTGAATACTACAATCTCACGTTTGTTGATGTAATTGAGAATATTTGCAGTAGTGAACATATTACTTGGAGCACATACACCAAATACATTAAAGAACCTCAAGTTATATACATGATTAAGTTGACGACAACGTTGAGTAATCAGATACTTTGAGAGACCATAATAATCAGTAGGAATTCTTTCTCCAAAGTTTTTTTCATCTACTTTAAAGATATCATCCTGACGACCATATGCAGCACCACTACAGATATTAATCATTGGAATTTTTTGTGCTGCTAGATTCTCAAACATCATCATGTTATTGTAGAAGTCATCAGCAATATCCGCACGGACACGACGACCACCACGAATAGCAGCATGAATAATAAAATCAATCTCCCGATGACGGAAGAAAGAATTTACTGCATCAAAATTTGAGTAATCAATATTGTAACATTGGACAGAATGATCTTCTTCTAGGAGAGGAATAATTTCTTTTCCTAGATTACCACGATTTCCAGTGAATAAAATTTTCATCGACGGAGATTAATATAAGATGGTTTTTTAGAGTATAAGAATTTTTCAATATCAACTTCTTCCTTACTCTCAGGTCTAAACACTTCAATACCAGGAAGTGCTTCTAAGACTTTTGTATCCTCACATGCATAGTGAGAGAACCCACAGGGTCCATAGTCGTCATCACGACCACTACCTACTAGTTTAACAGGGATTTGTTCGTGGTGCAAATAGTTGCGAATGAACTCAAACGGACGATACAAAACAAAAGGAGTAATAGAATAGCACACAGGAATCTTACCTTCCATAGCAAGACCCACACCCATACCAATCATCAGTTGTTCTGCAGCACCAGGGTTAATTACACGATTGGGATAATCTTTTCTCAAGTGATCAAACACTCTATATCCAACATCACCGACAAGAAGAAAGATGTCCTCATTCTTCGCCATTTCCTCAGTCAGGAGTTCTTGAAATCTACGTCTCATAATGATGCAATAGCCTCCTTATATTGTTCTTCAGTAAAATTAGTATAGTGTGCATGAAGACTATCATCAAGTCCAAAGTGATTCACTTTAGTTTTGTGGAACTTGAGATTAGATGGACAAAATGCCCTCATTCTCTGCTCAAGTAAAAGAATATTGATAGCATCATATGCACCCCATCCATTCGCATTCACATGAACTGAGATGTTATGTACACCAGCATCATTAATATACCTCAGTGCCTCCCATACAGACCCCTCAGTACTCTCTCCATCAGAGATCATACAATGAACATGTCTGTTGGGATTAGCAATAGCACGACCAACTGAAACACAAATACCCATACCCAAACTACCAGTGGAACAATGAATATGATTCAATTCATTGCGTTTAGGATGCTCTCCATACTTATCAAGGAGTTCTTGAGCATCAAGTCCATAATACTTCTCAAGGACAACGTAGAGTGCTACTACAGCATGTCCATTAGATAAGATAAAGATGTCATCTTTGTTCTTATTCTTGTAGATATCATCAATGATATGAATGCATGAAAAATAACTCCCAAGATGGTGAAGTTTATTTTCATAACAAATATCAAGGAGTCTACGATAAAGTTTCTTCATCAATAAACGAGCATACAATCTGCTTGGAGTTTTTCAACAGTCCTTCCAAATCCTTTTAAACGATCAGAAATATTATTGAAGTTCTCTGCCATCATACCACGTTCTTCAAAATCATGCACCTCCACATAGAGACCATCAATCTTTGTTAATGCTTCTTCAAAAGATTCTTCAAAAATAATTTCATTTTCAAATCCCTCAATATCCATCTTAACAAATCCAATACGATCCACATCAAGTGAATCAATAATACTATTAAGTGTTTTTGTCTTTACCTTAACAGTCTTACCACTATGAGGATCTGTTCTGTGAGAGATGAATGAATTCATTGTGGAGTTGCGTTCATGAATATTAAACTCAGCCTCACCATCTTCTGTTCCAACAGCAATGTTGTGTGCCTCAATATTTTTAATACCAGCAAGATCTACTAACTCATTAAGAAGAGCAAAGTGTGAAGGAGTTGGTTCTACTGAGAATACCTTTTCACATACAGGAGCAGCAAAGATAGAAAACAATCCAATGTTTGCTCCAAGATCAATTAGATTAATCTCTTCTTGGTCCTTGAGAAACCAGTAGAAGTCAGTATTAAACTGCTTTAGAATATGAACTACACACGAATGTTCTGCAAAGGCATGATTTTTATAACTCTCTGATGATGAAAGATCAATCGCATTTCCCGCAATGTCGGAGAATTTAAGAAGATTTGTCATGATGTTACTTTATGAATGTATTGTAAGGGTTCTTCAGCAATCACGGTCTTCATCCACTCACGAAGACCACCGTGCTCTTTATTTAGTTTTGCGGCAGCAGCACCACCAGCTTGATGCATAACTTTGATGCACATTGGATCTCCTGTTTTAGGATCATCAAGGTAAAGTGCATCATCTTTCACATAGATCTGTGCCCAACTTTCCCAGTGATTGTTATTTTCACCCCAAGTATTACAGAGACCATAAGAAACATTTGTTCCCATAGCATCAATAATTTTTGTGGTGTATTTTCCTGAGTGAAAGATTTGATTTAAAGTATCTTGCTCATCACCAATACCATGAGCATATGGATTTACCTCATCCTTAATTCTCTTTGCCTCCCTATTCAGTTCATGCCATTCATACCAAAACTGTTTATTGTTTGAGGCAATTAAACCAGCATTAATAAATTTTTGAACTGGAATGTATTCTCCATTTCCAAATGGAGGTAGATGCATAATAGTAATTCCTGGATGAGAACTTGCTTTATCTAATGAGTTGTTGTTACGAACTCCAATAATGTCCTCATCACTTTCAAAAAGTTCCGTCATCGGTCCAGTTACAACACAGTCACCATCAATATGGACAACCATATCATAGTCATCAACAAAAGGAAGACAACTTGGTGGCATCATCCACACATTATTCAACCAAGGATCTTTCACCATTGCTTCATTTGTTGCCTTTGTATCAAATACAAAGAAATCTACATCCGAATGAAAATGGTTGAATGAGTTTTTAAGTTCATCCAAACCAATGTAATCAATGTAATCATCAGTAACCCAAGTTGTTACAGCAATCTTTTTCATTTCTCCCCCATAATCATAAATGCGTTATTTAAATCAATACCTGATACAAAGATATTCTTATACCCCTTATCAATCATGTAATCATAAATGAATTCAGGTTTCAGACAGTGCTTATGTCTTCTGTTGTTCCAAGGTCTCCAATACTTCTGACTATAATCAGGAAGATAGAGGAACAAAACACCTCCCAGTTTGAGTCTTGCATACCAATAATCCATTGTAGCAACCCAATCAGGGACATGTTCTAGACAATGACTAGAAAAAATGTAGTCAGGTTCAACAGGTGGAAGATTATCTGCTTCCCATCCATTATCAAATGACAAGTCAATAGGAACAGAATCTGGGAAAGCCCATTCCTTCTTCATACATCCAACATCATATCCATACCCACTACAAACATGCTTGGCGAATGGAATAGCAAACTGCGATGCATTCCCTATAGTTTGAAAGTGTGGATAGGTGTCACCTTTATACTCTACTACTTGCATATCATCTCATGTGGGGTACTGAATAGATAATCAATCTCAGTTTTGTTCTTCTCATTATGTGCAATAATTACATATTCATCATAAGAAGTATCTAAGACATCTATAATATAATTTAGAGATGTATTAATTGTATACACACTCTTTGCTTTCTCAAAAACTTTACACCAATCAAATAAAGTAAACCCATCAATGTATTGAAGTTCTACTGCAGGAAGATTATAGTTTTCTGGTTTCAGTAAATCACAATCCCTATTTTCATTGTAGAGATTGTTGATGAATACAAACTCAGAATCGTCTTTGAGACCAAGAACATTATAGTACAAGTCATCTTCTTTTTCAAAGTTACGATCAAACTTAAAATAATCTTGCCAGTCTGAATAATCAAGTCCAACCATTGAATACTTAGAACTCATAATTTTACCATCATTATGAGTCATATCTGCCGTAGCAGTACTGATGAAAGCACCATTCTCGTCAACTACTGCTCCAGCACCACGATCATAGATCTCCTTTCCTATGAAATCATCATCAGTTGTAGGAAAATCAATGTCTTTAATATAGTCTTTAATCCAGTAGATGTCGGGTCTTAATGGCCAAATGATTTGATAACCATTCTGCATCATCACTCTAGCAATTTTCTGGCAAAAGAAAACATCACCGATGCCAGCAGGTTGCTTAATCAAACAAGGTTTCATACGTAAGCTACTAGGATATAATCATCATCTGGATTGATAGATTTATAATAAGTAAACTTATATTCTGGATTGATATCCAAAATTCTTGCCTTTAGTTCTTCTTGAGACCCACTAAAGTAAATGGGAATATCATCAATAACAATTGTATGGTCCTTGATATGGTGATCTTTGATCATATCAAGTTCTTCCATTGTCGGAACACCACCACCCTCAGCATGTGCATCCAACCAGAAACAAGCTTTCTGATCTACCTTCTTAAGAATTTCTTTTACACAATCTCTAGAGTCACCCAACCAAAGATTAACATTATCATTGTCTTTAAACTTTTCAAGGCAGTGATTATATCTTTCTTCTGATAGTTCACAACTAAAGATCTGTTCAAATCCCAGACCAACAGCATAGTTTACTGCATCACCCATGTAAGTTCCGGTTTCAACAAAGTGCTTACAGTCTCTACCAATACCAAAATCTTTAAAGATATAATAGAAAGAATGAATACCTTCCTTCAGTGCCTGTTCAAATACTTCTCTAGTCATTTTGTTTCTCCGTTAAAATAGTTTTCATAAATGAAGTCTTCCAATATCTCCATTTTCAATGCTCTCTCAAAATTGTCTTTGACTGCATCCATTTTATCATAATACACATCCTCAGTCAAAGATTCAATATCAAAACTGTCTTCAAGGATGATCATACCTTCAGTATTAAACCAATTTCCAACAGAGGGAGTACCATAATAAATTGGAATAGTTCCAGTTAAAAAACAATCAAGAAGTTTTTCACTGAAGTATTGATCATTATTCTCAATAGCAACTGAGAACATGTAGTCTGCAAGTGCATCTTCTTTGTATTCTATTTCATTAAAACCACGACCAAACAAAGGAGCATAATCCTTTAATTGATCTAGCATATGCAATCTCTGTTGGTGTCCAGGAAGATGAGATTTGTTTGATGCTAAAATAGAAATCAATTTATCCTTTGGATAAATTTGAGGGTTACGAATCCAAGATCCGTTACCAGGAATCCAAAAAATTCTCTCATGAAGAGCACATAGTTCTTCACTCCAAGTAAAGATCTTATCATAAGTATTCATATACTTATCAAGATTATTCTTGATATCATCAATAAGTGGTTGAACTAACCAACAGCACTCTAAGATGATTCCATATTTCTTTTTACTTACAGTATCTTGTAGTCCTGCAGAGATAAACCTATCAATATAAAATGTTTCATCATCAGGTGTCAAATTATTAAAGGTAAGTTGCTGCTTACCCTCACCCTCATGGGTCCACTTAATATACTTAGATTCTTTTCCGTGAGTTGTGTATCCTTTATTCCCATTAGTAAGGTGAATAAAAGTATCATTCAATAATTTAAAGTTTTTCATTTCAACAAATATTTTTCCTTATCAAATGGGTTTAATTCTCTATTATTTCTGAGAAAAATAGAATCACCCCATCCCTCTTGTTGATATGAATCTGACATCTCTGCTAATTTAAATCCTCTTTCCACCAACCACTGTGCAATAGCTTCATGAGTAGCACCCGTATTGTTTCTATCGTTGAGAGAAGTTTCTATAAAGATCATATTAATGTACTTAATGTGATCTTCAAAACCTTTCAAAATTTCAAGTTCCGCACCCTCTGCATCAATATTCAAAAAGTCATATTGATTCATATCAATCGCATTCTCTTCAATCAGAGTAGACAGTTTCTTAGTAATGACTTTAACATAGTTTCCACCAGAAAGTTTTCTTGATAAATGATCAGAGTATGCTACTGGATTTAAGGTAGAACAATCGTTGGCAAGAAAGAATTCTTTTTCTAAACCATCCTCACTATAGACACATTCATTAAAAGAAAGATATCCACACCGATCAGCAACTGGTTTTGACATTGTATCGAAAACAAATTCATTTGCCTCAACACCAATTACTTTATCCCCAACTAATTTACTATAGCAGTAGTGCTCTACAAAGTCCCAAAGACCAACATGAATAATACCTTTGACATCCACATTTAGTCTTTCAAAACTACCAACATAGTTGATATTATCATGAAGAGGATGTGGATGAAATCCAGTCTCCTTATCATAAGAAGCATAAGGTCCTAATTTACTCATATTAAACGGGGTGATAAAAAGGAACATAGTTGTCAGATTCAATCTGAGAACTGATCCAAGAATAAGTTTTACGAATACCTTCTTCTAGAGTCTGAGAATAATCCCATCCAAGATTTCTACGGATTACATCATTATTAGAGTTGCGTCCACGAACTCCAAGAGGTCCATCAATATGAATCTTGGAAACTTCTTTACCAGCAACCTTAGCAGCAGTCTCTACAAGTTGATTGATAGTCACCATCTCCTCAGAACCAATATTCACAGGACCGATGAATTTACTATCCATCAATCTTCTAGTTGCTTCAATGCATTCGTCAACGAACAAGAAGGAACGAGTCTGTAAGCCGTCTCCCCACACTTCGATTGCTCCACCTGACTCCGGGAGGTAAGCGACTTTACGGCAGATTGCAGCTGGTGCCTTCTCTCTTCCACCGTCCCAGGTTCCTTCAGGACCGAAGATGTTGTGATAGCGAGCCACCCGAACAGGAATGCCATAATTACGGTTGTAAGCAAAGTAAAGTCTTTCGCTAAAGAGTTTTTCCCAACCGTACTCCGAATCAGGGTTAGCAGGGTATGCAGATTCTTCACGGCAGTCTGGGTTATCGGGGTCTAGTTGATTGTGTTCTGGATACATACATGCTGAACCAGAATAGAAAATTTTAGTTGGTTGCAACCAGAGAGGACGATTTGCTTCTGTCCATTCTTTCACTTCGCCGTTGAAAGTCTCATTCAGTTTGCGAACTTCTTCAAGGACATTCAGGTTGATAGACACGGAGTTATGCATGATGTCTGCATCATTCTCACCTGTGAATACAAATCCTGCACCACCCATATCAGCAGCAAACTGATAAATCTCATCAAAAGGTTTAACTAACCGATAAGGAATTTCATTATAAAAATTACCTTGGTGACCTTTAAATTGAATAACACGACGAACAAAATCTACATCACGCAAGTCACCTTGAATAAACTCATGTGCTTGTGTTGATGAATATTCTGGATACTTAAGATCAACACCACGCACCCAGTATCCTTCGGAACGTAGTCTTTTAACCATATGTGAACCAATAAATCCACCTGCACCCAGCACCAGTGCAGTCTTCTTATATTCAGACATAAATTACAATTGTTTCCATAGTATGTATTATACTAAAAAAGGAGAGTTTATGCAACTCTCCTCTAGGGTCTTGTCATGCACGCCACTTACTCTTTAACCTGAAGTAAGAAACAGAGCGGGAGTAACCCATCCGCACCAGGGCTAGTTTATACGACTTACCGAGTCTCTTGTATAACAAGGCACACCATCCGGATCTAACCATTTAGGATATTCTGGATCTTCAATGGCAAGAAGCATCTGATCTCCATTATCAAACAGATAGATATCAGAGTATTTTTTAGTATACTCATGTGCTTTCTGTAGGCGGTAATCAGGATTTCCATTCAATTGAATGTAACCTCTTTGAACGAACCTATAAGGAAATCGTTCATGAATAACAATTGTTTTTGTTGAGGCAACAGACTTAGGATCTAGATCATTCATGCTTCTACCGCTTCAAGATCGACAGAGATTTGTTCCATCAAAATGTCATAATCATCAAGAGCATCGCCTGAAAAGACAACACCACTGTTCTCATAATAACGACGGACCTTTTTGAGAAGTTT